TCATTGCGAGTGCTTTTTTCTTTCGTTTTCGATGTAGTTTTCGAACTGCTCCATAGACCTCTTTTTGACCTCTGGTGAAATGTGGGCATAAATTTGAGTTGTTGAAATGTCTTTGTGTCCAAGAAAGTCTTTGATATCTTCTAAGGACAGACCAGCTTGCCGAGACCTGACTGCAAATGTATGCCTGCCATCGTGAACTCTAATTTTCGGCAAATCAGCTTTTTCAGCAATCCGATTAAATGCACCATTCACTGATCGATCACGAACTATCTTACCTTTATATCTCTTACTGGTTTGCAAGAAGATAAATTGTTCGCCATCTTCAGTAGAAGGGAAGGTACCAAAAGTACTCAGGATATGATTTCTAAAAGCAAGCAGCGCTTGTTTGCTTCTTTTAGTCATAGGCATACTTCTGATACCGGCTGGTGTTTTTGGATCATCAGTAATGATAGCATTAATGTTCAAGCCTTTTTCAACTGATCCCAACCGTTCTCTTTCAATACTGATCATATTCCCACCGAAATCAATATCCTGCCACTGTAAACCCATTACTTCTGATTTCCTCAATCCCTGATCAAAGATTAGTAGGAAGAAGGGGTACCATAAAACCTCGGATTCTTTTTTCGCAAAATCTAAAAATCTATCAGCTTGCTGCAAATCATAATATCTGATCGATTCTTTTTTCTCAATCAATCTTGGGAATTCAACGAATTGAGTTGGGTTATCTTTTATATAACCTAATTGAATTGCTTTTTTGAATGCATTGCTCAGCGTCGCATTTACGCTTTTGGCAGTAGTGATGGACAAACCTTGTCCGCTTCTTCCTAAACCTGCCTTTGTGAGTAGTAGATTAATGAACTTTTGATGATCAGCTCGAGTATATTTGTTCAAAGAATATTTTCCAATATAGGGAATGATATACATCCTTATGTTGGCTCTGTGAACTACTCTGGTACCTTCTTTGACTGCTTGCTTATAATTGGTTACCCAATCTTCAAGAAATTCCTCTATAGTTAAGTTCTGTGGATTTTCTTTGAAATATTCTTCTGATGCTATTTTTCCTTCAATTATTTTGGCGTAACTATTTGCTTCATCAAATGACTTGAATCCTTTTTTGTGTATCTTGTTTTGTTTTCCAGTTCCGGGATTGATTCCATTAGAAATGAAAACTTCATATCTATATTGTTTTGCCTTCTTCAGATAGTATTTTTTTATAGAAGCCATTAGAGTTCTCCTTTCGTAATTTGTAAACATAATTTCGAAAAAGCGATCGAAATTAAGCAAATAATCGCTCGAATAATGAAATAATTCGAATTTCAACAAGAATATATCGAACGTATGTTCTTTTTAACTTAAAAAGAAAAGCCATAAGGCTAATCATTTTTGTGTTCTTTCACTCTATTTAGTGTTGATAGATTTTCTCTAATATAGTCACGAATAACTATTCTGTCGTGTTCAGTAGGAGGGTTCCCTTTATAGTCACTCGTGCTATCCAATGCAAGATCGATTAGTTTATCAGCCTTAAATTTTTCAAACTCACTTAACTCTTCATAAACTTTGTTTGTCCAGTCCAAGAAAGAAACCTCCTTTTAGGTATCAGAGTTTTGAAAGAAATGAACGAACATCAACTACTTTATTTCAAAATCTTTTGATCCAAAATCAGAACCTAATATATTTCCGGCTTTTAAGGTAACGGGAGTCTCAGCATCAGTAAGCGTATAGGCAACTGCATTTGAAACAGTACCTCCCGGCTTTATTGTTGCTGTTTGCGTGTCTAGGTATTTTTCATCGGGTAATGACGCAATGTTCAGCTCATTGACCATGTTCGGATCATTATCCTGAATTGCCGTAAAGTTCATGATCCAAGCACCTGTAGGATCAATGTTTGTAGAGTCATCGTAATCATCTGCTACCATAGTATCATACCAAAAGGCTATGACTGGGGCATCACTGTATTCATTACCAGTCTCACCAGGTTGAAGAACTTTGTAATCTGTAATTTTTATCGAGTATGCATTGCCTTTCAAAATCGTGCCATCGAAAGAAGCGTCTGAAGCATTTGCAACAAAATTGCTGTCTGACTCTTCAGTTACAGAAGAACTCTCAATAACTGAGCTTGAAACTGTGGTTTCTTCATTATTTGCATTTTTTGATGAACTGTTGCTTGAGTTATCCTGATTATTTCCACACGCTGCTAATGTTAAAGAAGATATAAGTACCATTCCTAAACTAATTGCTTTTTCATTTTTCCATCTCCTAAGATTTTTTGTTAAAACTAATTTTTTGGTGCTCTATAACCAGCTGCTTCTGCTTCAGATACAGTCTTGAACCAAGCAGCGGGATTTGTAGTTTTATTATAATATCTGCTTCCTGGTACATGATAGATACCGTTATTTGATCCTTTGATTAATCCGTTTCCGTTAGCATCAACATATTCTGGTTCAGTATATTCTTGTTGAGATTGTTGGCTTTCAACAGGTTGCTGATCTAAAGATTCGGCGATCTTTGCTTCTGCCTCAGCTGCCTCAGTTTCTGCTTTTTCTTTGGATGCCGCAGCTTCTTGAGCAGCTTTTTCTTCTTCCTGTTTTTGCGCTAAAACCTTAGCATTTGGTTTTACAATTATTTTTGTACTAGTATTACCACCATCAAGTCTAGAATTTATAGTGAGTTCTTCGTCTTTATCACCAGTTAGAGAATGATTTAAAGAAAATTTTCCATCTTTGTCTGCTTCAACTGAGTCACCAATTATGCCCAATCCTACAGAAACCGATGCACCAGGATTTGTTGTTCCAGTAATTACGGCATTACCTTCTTCGTCAACTTCTAGTTCTTCACTATCTAATTTAAGTTCAACAACTACGGAATTAGTACTAGAATTCTCTGGTTCTTTAATTGATTCAGTAGTTGTTGTAGCAGTTTCTGCCACTTGTTTCTCATCATTTCCTGAACCAAGAATACCCACCAATGCAAATGAAATTGCAGCTAACCCTATTGCGATATTTCGGTTACTCGTATTCGGTTTTCTCTTAATAAAATACCAAATACCAACGCAACTGAAAATAAAGATAAAACTAAACAACCCCGTCATTTACCCATCTCCTAAAAATTATTAAATGATTTTAAAACTGCTACGGTCCCATTCGGTTGGAATAGGAGAGTGTAGTTGTTTTCCGTTTTAATTCCGTTCCATTTCCTAGCGTACCATTTTACTGCATCTTTAAATGTTACTTCAGATACTTGCAAATGTTCAGCGCATTCCCAAATAGAAACACATCCCGCCTCAAAACAATCTATGATGTCATAAGGTGACACTAGCATCACAGCACCAATATCTCGTGCTCGTCTTTCTTGTTTACGGTGATCAGGATTATTTGAATCTGTGATATCACCAACTGAGGTAAGGTAGTGAGCAATTTCTTCTGAAATTGTGGCAGCTAACTCAGTTGCTGATTGTCCTGGTCTCAAATATATCGTTTTCCCAATAATTAGCCCATCCTGATGATCTGGCATACCTTTTTCAAATTTATATGTGAGTTCATCATATTCAGCCATCAAACGTTCAGAAATATTCAAATACATCACCTACTCTTTGTCATGGTCTCTCATCTTAATAAATTTGATGAAGTCTTGTACTTCTTGTTTTTGTTTTTCAGTCAAATCATCATCAACGTGAGTTGCAATGAGGAGATTAGGATCTTTTTTAGTATTCGTTGAATCGGTTCTACCGTGCAAGTAATCAAGGCTGACCTTAAAATAATCTGCTATTTTATTTTGAATATCAACATCAGGGGTACGTCTACCTTGTTCATAGGATGAATATGTAGTACGTGCGACTCCCAAAATATCGGCCATTTCAGCTTGAGTTAATTTTTTTTGCTTTCTTAAATCCATAAGTCTATGACCAAACATCTAAGCACCTCCAATGCTTCAATATGTAATAATGATACTACGCAATGCGCGTATGTTAAAATAAAAAAATAAGATGTGTCAAAAAGAATAATTATTTGTTGACATGTGTCAAAATGCGTAGTAATATAAAAGTACGCAATACGACACATTGGAAGGAGAATCATTTTTATGGAAAATTGGTTAACTAAATTGCGTTTGGAAAAAGATCTAACACAAGATGAAGTTGCTCAGTTATCAAACATTCCAAGAACAACTTATTCATCTATAGAGCAAGGGAGGCGGAGACCATCTGTTGAAAAAGCTATGAAAATAGCAGATGCTTTAGATTTTGAATGGACTCTTTTTTTTGAACCTGAACTACGCGAAACGACACATCAGGAGGTGATGAAATGAAAGACAAACCACAAATGATTAAAGCGAATGTCGATTCGGGATTTTTACCACGCTATATAGAAATGATTATTCCTGCAATTAAACGCAAGTTTAGCATTTCGATCGGTATTGAAGGCGAACTTTTCATAAATCCTGGCGGAGTTGAAGAAATCATCATTCGTTTTTTAGCTACCGATGAAGTAGCACAGGACATTTATTCCTATATTGACGAAAAATGGCAGTTCGCCACAACACCAGAACTTGTTGCTTAAGTTCATTCTAAACAAAAGTTGGCCGTTTGTGCCAAAAACAATAACGAATAAAAGGAGTGAGAGCATGCCGAAAGCAGCAAAAATCGGTCGGACTTTAAAACTATCATTATTTCTTTCGGGAAAGAGACAGAAAGAATTAGCGATCGATGCTAGTACACCAAATGCAACAGTAAGTGATCATTTTAATGGAGCCAACGTCAATATTGATAAGGCGATCGAGTATCTAGAGGCAATGAAAGAAAATGGGTATCAAGCTACTGATGAATTAACAGGAGACATCAGTTACCAATACTTAGGATTTTTCAAATCCATGGATGGCCAACTGGCAGATGTTAAATCAACGAACGATCTTGAGATATTTCAAGAAATCGAGTCAGATGAAAGAAAAGAACGGAAGAAAATAGTTCAAAGAATCGTAGCTGAATCACAAGTAAGAATGCTGACTGATGTTGAAAGAACTGAACTTAGAAATTACACAGATGAGTTTCTGGATGAAATTATTGTAGAAATGGCGATTGTTTTTTCTATCTTGAAGATTTTAAACGTCACTATCCAAGAGGCTATTAAAGCAAGAATGCCTCACTGGATCAAAAAAAGATATATGAGGGGGTAACCACAATGAAAATATCTCAGATGAAGAATGTTGTACCACTTGAAAGAAGAAATGAAGTGTTAGAGGTTGAGTGGAAGAAAGCAAAAGAAATCGCTGATTATCTTGGTATTTCAAGACCAACGTTATCTAAATTAACACATAGGGATGTTGATCCGATTCCTTTTTCAAAACTTAGCGGGATTCTTCAATATGATCTGCAAAAGGTTAAGGAATGGGAAGAACGTAATAGAACTTTTAACTATAAGGAGGCGTAATTATGAAACGTTCAATTAAAGACACTTTGATCGTAAGTGTACTTTTGTTTTTTGTAGTAGCTTTCACAGCAATCCACATTGCAGCAGGACTTGTATTAGTTTTCTTATGGGGCTTCGCTAATGTTGTTTACGATTTAGCTGCTAAAGATTACCAAGACAAAGAAAAAAGACTTGCAAGCCGACCAAAGCAATAGCAAGTCCATCAAATATTTAGATAAATATCTTTGTCTCCATTTTAAAACAGAAAAGGAGAAATGACAATGAATTCTTTCGAACAAGCGTTAGACGAGTATTTGACAACTCCCGGATGGGGTCAACCAATTTCAGTTGAGGAGATGACAGATGATGAGTAAATCAACTCTTGAAATGACTCATGACGAATGGTTATTAGATCGCCGAAAGGGTATAGGCGGCTCAGATGTCGCTACAATCCTTGGGTTAAACAAATGGAAGTCACCTTATCAATTATGGCTAGAAAAGACTGGTCAAATCGATTTAGAACACACTGAGAGCGAACCAGCGTATTGGGGAAATGTCCTAGAGGAAGTTGTTGCTAAAGAATTTCAAGAACGAACAGGCAAAAAAGTTCGCCGACGAAATCAGGTATTCGAGCATCCGTTACATCCGTTCCTGCGAGCGAACATCGACAGAGATGTTGTTGGGGAAAATGCTATTTTAGAGTGTAAAACAGCAAATGCTTTCCTAGGTAAAGAATGGGAGGGCGAAGAAGTTCCTTTGAGTTATTTGTGTCAGGTTCAGCATTACATGAACGTTTTAAATAAAAAATATTGTTATATTGCCGTTTTGGTTGGTGGACAAAAGTTCATTTGGAAACGAGTTGATCGTGATCAAGAACTGATTGACATGATCACCGAACGATTAGTTAGTTTCTGGGAAGAAAATGTTTTAGCTGGCAAAGAACCAGAAATAGATGGTAGCGAAGCAACGTCAGACTTTTTAAAAGATCGGTATTCGGAACTTGATGAAACAGAAACCACATTGCCATCTTCATTTGATGATTTAGTTGACCAAAAAAGGGAACTTAAGAAAGCAAAAAAGGAGATCGAAACAGCCATTCGCCAGGTGGATAACGAAATCATAAGCGAACTAGGCAAAAGAAATGCGAGTATCGGTATCGCTCGAAAGAACATTGTTTCTTGGAAGTTAGTATCCACCAGGAGAATGAACAGCAAGAAACTTGCTGAAAAATATCCCGAATTAGCTAAAGACGAAGAAATCTATAACGTTACTGAATCACGAAGACTTACAGAAAAGGAGATCAAATAATATGGCCACAAATGATGCATTAAAGAATCAGTTAGCAGAGAAAAACACCCAGTTAGTCGATCCTTCGAAATTAGGATTCAAAGCACTGATGAGCACGCCTCAAATGAAGAAGAAGTTCACAGATATCCTTCACGAAAAATCAGATTCATTCATGGGATCACTCATGACACTTGTTGGTGGTGATAATTATCTTTCTCAAGCGGAACCAATGACAATTATTGCATCAGCACTAAAGGCAGCTACTATGGACCTGCCGATTGATAAGAACCTTGGTTATGCATATGTAGTTCCGTTTAATCGATATGAGAAAAAAGGTAAGAATTGGATCACGCACAACGAAGCCCAATTCATTCTTGGATACAAAGGATATATTCAGCTAGCACAAAGAAGTGGGCAATACAAAGCATTGAATGCTTTGGCAATTTATGAAGGTCAACTAATTGACTGGAATCCGCTGACCGAAGAATTTACCTTTGATTATAAAGGTAAGGTATCCGATGAAGTTATAGGTTATGTAGGATTCTTTGAATTACTGAACGGCTTTAAAAAGACAGTTTACTGGACCAAGCAAGAAATTGAGAGTCATCGTATTAAGAATTCAAAAAATAAGGACAAAGAGAAATTAAGCGGGGCATGGGTTGATAATTACGATTCAATGGCCATTAAGACTGTACTGCGAAATCTTTTATCAAAATGGGGATTACTTTCAGTTGAAATGCAAACAGCAATCACTTCAGATGAGAAAGTCTTTCGAGTGGACGAAAACAACGATTTAATTGAAGAAACTGATCTATCGGATATGGAGCCGATGCCACAGGATCTTAAAGAAGCAGAAAAAGTTGTTGATGATCCGGTAACAGATGAAGGACAAGAATCATTGTTTGATTCAACAAATCCACCACTAAACCAATAATGAGGGAGTTAAACTCCCTCTGATTAGGAGGAATAAGCGTGGCAAGACCAACGAAGAAAGGTCTTGATTATTTTCCTCTGGATGTCGATTTTTTATCAGATTTAAAAGTTCGAAGAATTATTAAAGCATGCGGTAAAGAAGCCGTTCATATACTGGTCGCCCTGCTGGCTAATATTTATCGTGATGAGGGGTATTACGTTTTGTGGGATGACGACCTTGCGTTCTTAGTGGCTGACGAAGTTGGTACGAAGGAGGGCACAGTTGAAGAACTGGTTAGAAAAGCCGTGCAAGTAAAATTCTTTGATAAAGATATTTTTGATAAATACTCCGTATTAACTTCTAAAGGAATTCAAAACAGATACATTCTAGCCACTAAGGAACGTAAAAAAGTTGAGCTTGAATTTAAGTATTTGCTGACAAATGAAGTTAATCGGTCGAATATCTCGATTAATGGGCGGAATAACTCAGTTAATCAGGGGAATAATCAACAAAGTAAAGTAAAGGAAAGTAAAGAAAAGGAAATAAAAGAAGGTGCTACTGCGGGCGAGAGTGCGTCCCTTGAAACTTTCCAAAAATTATGGCTTTTTCCAAATGTTGTACAGGTTGAAGATCTGCTTAATCTGGTGAATATCTATGGCGATGAACTTGTAGAAGCTGCCATTAAACTTGCCGGGAGTAAAGACGTCCCTAAGAATAGAGCTATTAGCTTTTTAACGGCATCTTTGCAGGAATGGGCAGATGCTAACGTTAAAACGATCGATCAAGCGAGGGATTATCAACGAACTAGAGGCGCTAAGAAACAAGGCTATAATCAAAAGCCACTACGTGAGGAAAAACTACCTGATTGGGCTGTAAACGAACAGGGGGAAGAACAGTTATCACCTGAGCGTCAAGCAGAGCTTGATGCAAAACTAGCAGCATATCTAAACAAAACGAAGCATTGAAAGGAGCAGATTGCTTGAAAATCGTCATACCGATCACACCAAAACCTCAATCAAGGCCGAGGTTCACCAAGCATCGTAAGACTCCCTATGAGGAATCAGCGATGAAAGCCTATAAAAATGCAGTTAAGTATCATGCTATGTCAACAAGACCGCTGTTAATTGAAAAAGGACCAGTAATTGTTGATGTCTGCTTCTTCGTATATCCACCAGCTTATATCTCAAAAGTAAAGAAAAACAGGACTTTGCTTGAGGACGAGACAATGTACTGCGATAAAAAGCCAGACATTGATAATTATTTCAAAGCAGTGACGGATGCGGTAAACGGCATTTTGTATAAAGACGATGGCCAGATAGCAGTTAGCATCTGCCGTAAAGTTTACAGCTTCAATCCTCGAACAGAAATTGAAATTAATCCACTTTAGGAGGGACCATCAATGAGAAGCAGAAGCATTAAAGCGCCATTAGAAGATTTTGGAGAATATGAATCAGCAAATGTTCAAGAAAAAGGATCTGTAAAAGTTGGTGAAAGCTACATCTGCACTCCGGGAAGACCTTTTTCAGGTCAAATAAGAGCGCAAGTAAGTCGAATCTACAAGAATTCAGCACGAGTAAGGATCCTCAGCTGCATTGAGGAAAAAGATGATGAAATACAACGAAATCTTAACGATGTGACTGTAGTAAGTCTTAAGAAAATCCACGAAGTCTGCTAGAAACTCAGAAATTTGTTAGTTGAGAATCGGAAGAAATTGCGGAATTGAGGGAAGTGAAAACTATGGAATACAAAGGCTATAAAATTCAAGATGAATTTAGCGATAGCAACAGGTTTAAAGGAGTTCGAGTTCACCTTTACAACAATCAAAATGGAATGTACGGATTCATTGAGGTGGGTAAAGAGTTCGATTTATGGGGATTAGGTGGTATCGAACCAGAGAATTTAAACAAAGAAACATGGAAAATGTTAGTTGAAAAAGCAATAGACAGTTATAGCGATAATTCTGAGTATTATGTGCAGAAGTATTCATTTGACTTTGTTCAGGGGATGAATTGTGGCTTTACAAGGCGTTTACCAGTTGATTAACGACAGATATTACGGAAAGAGGGATTCGTAAATGGATAAGGAAGTAGTAGCAGTATCAAAAAAAGCGGATAAGCATTTTGTAGTCCTTGAAGATGATAGTCGAATCCAAGTAGATTCTAAGGAGTTTCAAAGAGTTAAAAAATTATTATCAAAAGGCGCCACTATATTTTTGGAAGTAAATGAAGAAAGTAATTGTGTGGAATAAAGTTCGGTATCCACCAAAATAGAAAACTGGAGGGAATAATAAAAATGAGTAAAGAAATGCACGAAAAATGGATGTGTTCGGTTGACGAAGAACAATGGCAAGCCGCTGAATATTTTGACACTAAAGAAGAAGCTGTGAAATTTGGTATTGAGTCAATTCAAACCTTTAACAAGAATCCAGAAGACGGGTGTTTGGATGATGAAATGGGAAGCACACCAGAAGAAGTTGTAACTAGCTTTTATGTGGGACAAGCATTCTGTCCGGGAATACCTTTCAGTGTTGATGATTTACTAGAACGTATACAGGAAGCTGCTTATGAAGACGGAGGAGAATTTGCCGAAGACTATTTAGATGATGTAACAAAAGAACACAGGGAAGAACTAGATGACTTAATTCAAAACTGGTTCATAAAGCCAAATATTTACCTAGCTGGTACAACATTTATGAAATTGACGAAATTAGTGTAATTTAGTCAGCTATCCGACGAGATAGAAAACAAAAAGCTATCTCGTTAACTAGAGATAGCAGAATTATAGTCGTTTTATTTTAAATCTGTAGATATCAGAAAAATTAATTGAAAATATTTTGGATCCAAATTAAAAATTGAGATCTGTATTCTTCTGCTATAGGCGTGAAAAACCAGAAAACAACACCAAGAATCCACCAGATTAAATTAGCGAATTTAGAAAAAAAAGATTTAGAATCTAAACCGAGATATTTAAAAATGTTAGCCGGAAGATAAATAACTTTGTTGATCAAAAATATAGGATTTAAAACGTTTAATGAATTAGCTTTGTAATGCCCTTTAGCTTCTAAAAGCATTCGCTTGGCTGGAATTAAAGTTGAAAAAAACGGGAATTCAATATGAGTACTAGTCTTTTGTGTGACAAGCATTCCATCATCCGATTGATAAGTTTTTACAAAACTTTTGTCAACTACAAACCATGTTAGTTTCAAAAACATTTGCCTATACTGTGCCAGAGAATCTATATCCTTCTTTTTGTTTTCGACGTCATTAATTTTATTTATCAGATAAGAGCATTTAAACATCTTAATAATATTATCAATTAATTCGTAAAGAATAAATAAAATACAAATAATAAGTAGTTTGTTTAGCATTGTTAATCACTCCTTTAAATAATTTTACCATATATGAGAGGTCTCTAAAATTTATTTATTGTTAGCGAAAGCTGATTGTCAGAGAGGTGATAAAAATCTTAGCTACTGACTATATAGATTCTCATAAGGATAAGAATGGGAACGTGCCGATCATACTGAATTGTGGCGTAAAGCAAAAGAACCGAATTATCGTCCTAAAGGTATCAGCTGATTTTGCAAAGTGGATTTACTTAACATCTGGAACAGGTGCTTACTACACAAGTGCAATAAGGACCGTTGACAAACAAAATGTATTCGGAGTAACAGAAATATATGCGGATCATTTTCCGAACATGAGAATAGAACAGGAGGGATAAGATGGTACCAAAATATAGAGCGTGGGAACCAGAAACGAAATTTATGAACGATCAAGTCCGAGTGACGAGTAACCGATTCGGCGATGGTGAGATTTTGATTGAGGCTACCGATGGTTTTGGTTGGATAGAAGTGAAACCAGAGTACCTCATGCAATCAACAGGCTTGAAAGACAAGAACGGCGTGGAGATTTTTGAGGGGGATATAGTAATACGCGCAAATGAAGCGATTGGATATGTTGCGTATCTTCAACAAGAAGCTGGCTTTGTAGTTGTAACAAAGAAAAGTGACTATAGATTAGGGCATAGGAATACTGGTGAAACTTACGATGTAGCAACTGCTCATGAAGTCATTGGCAATATTTGTTCTAAACCCAAACTATGGGAGCAAGCAGATGAAAACTAGCCAAGCAATCATCATAGTGCTGCTGACGATCGTAGGCTTGAGTTGGCTATCCTATACGATAACTGAAAGGAGCAAACAATGAAAAATGTCTATAAAGTTATTCTGATCATATTTGTTTTTCTGGTAGTTGCTACATTCTCATACACGATTAAGAATCAGCAGAACAAGATTGCTGAACTGGAAACAGAATTGCAGCTTCTTGAAACGAAATACAAGATTATTATCAATGACCCGTTAGCAAGAGACGCCATGGAAGCAGGAGGATGATTATGACAATTGCAGTGTTAGTGTTTGTAGGATTCGTTTTACTGATGATGGGAAGTGTCGTGATCGGCAAGGCTACCGATAAAAAGGAGCAGAGTTATGGAAGAAGCAATCATTTGGAACAAGATGGCTTTGATCATCGAAGTGATCGTCACAGAGCAGTTAAAAGAGATTGAAAAAAACGCAAAATAAAAAGCATTAAGCAATCGACCAATGCCCCCAAAATAATGATTTTGTCCCCGCCAAGGTAATTTCATTATACCAAATAAAGGGGCGATTGAGCAATGATGCTATTACTAAGAGAAGTTGATTTCTCTCAAACGAGAAAGAATGCACGATATGTTTTGAAGAACTACCGTCGGTTGGAGCGGATTGCAGGTCGTTCAAAGATCGATGTCCGCTCACCGATTATTACTGATATGCCTAGAACACCTAGTAATGGAAACAAGTCCGAGGATGCTTTTATTCAAAGATTAGATGCGGAAACAGAAAGAGATGCAATAATCGTGGCTCTTATGGCTTTGAAACTAACAAGCAGACAGATACTTCATTATAGCTTCTGCTTACAAGATCAGTATTCTAATCTACGTATCGCAGATGAGATGGGCTATTCAGTTCGGCAAATTGAGCGAATGAAATCAGATGCATTGGTTGAATTTGCTGAAAGTTATCGTCGTGGCAAACTTGTCGCTTATCGTTGAAAAATGGCGGTTTTTTGGCGGTATAATGGCGGTTTAATGCCAATAATCCATAGTAAGATAGTATTATCAATTATTGTAAATAACAGGGCGCACTCCTTTAAGATGTGTTGGCAGACCTCCTTTCTGAAAATTATTCCCAGCGCTCTGTATTTAACTAAGACGACGACAAAAAATCTATTATGAATGGAGTTGAACACACTCCTTATCTTCATTCGCTAGCCGTCTTTTTTCAGGAATTGGCTCAGTTTGGCAGAGCATCAGATTTTTAATCTGAAGGTCGTAGGTTCAAATCCTGCATTCCTGGTTGGGAGTCGTCGATTGGATTACTCACATGATCTTTGATACTTCCTACTTGATCAGTCCTCCGGGACTGATTTTTATTTTTTGAGATGCTTTAAAATGATATAATTGAAGTATATTATCATTAAGGAGGATCTATGAAAGATTATATTTTGCCTTTTTTTGCTTTTTTAGTAGGCGTTGTACCTTCCGTTTTGATGTTTTTTGGTGTTCCAAATATTATTTCGAATTATATTAAATCAAGATGGGACCAAAAATTAGATGTTTTAAAAGCGGAGCAAGAAAAAGAGTTGCAAAAAGAGCTTGAAGCTATTAGATATGACAATTCTATTAGGATAAGTGAGATACAGCATGAGTTTCAAATCAAGTATCAGCAGTTAGAGCATGAATTTTCTGTAAAATTTGAAACAATGAAAAAAGAGTATGAAGTTCTTCCTGTTTTATATGAAAAAATTATTACTGCTTTTGAATACTATAGACTAAATTATACAGGTGGCATGCTAACAAATGATGAACTAAAATTTATTGCCGATGCAAAGAACTACATTACACTTAACAAGTTTTTCATTTCCAGTGAAATTTTTGATAAATCCAAAGAATGTGAAGAATTAATTTTTTATTATCTTGATAGCAAGAGTGAATATGGAGGAAGTGGTTCAGCAAGAGATGCTTACCTGGAATTAACCATTAGACAGTTAGATAAGAAAATTGGTTTATCAATAGATGAACTTGAAGTTTTAATACAAAATAAGCTTAAATAGACCTCAGTTGAGGTCTATTTTTATACATAGAATTACAAAACAAACACAGATTGTGAGGTGGTGGAAATGGATGGCTAGACAGAGAAATCCGATGCGAGATGAAGCATATCGTATTTGGATAGATTCAAATAAAAAGAAGCCGCTCAAAGATATTGCCGATGAACTGGGCTTATCTGCTTCTACTGTCCGCAAATGGAAGTCAGAGGATAAATGGGACGGCGAAACGAAACGGAGCGCTCCGAATGAAAAAGAGCGTTACGATTCAATGCGAGGGAATCAAAATGCCAAGGGTAATCCCGGAGGCAAGCCGCCACCTGACAATAAGAATGCTGTTAGCCATGGACTATTTGCCAACTGGCTTCCTGATGATACACGCCAAATCATTCAGGAACTTTATACTTCCGAACCTAGCGATATCCTTTGGAACAATATTATGATCCAATACACCGCAATCATACGATCGCAGAAAATTATGAACGTACAAAGTGAATTTGATCATACAGAAGATGTTGTTAGTGCGGAAGTAAATCCGATGTTTGTTGATAAAGAAACAGGAAAATCAGTCCAAACGAAGGTCACACGTCAGTTTCAGTATGCTTGGGAGAAGCAAGCCAGTTTCCTAAATGCTCAATCAAGGGCTATGGGTACGTTGTCTAATCTAATTAAGCAATTTATAGCTGTTTCTGATGAGCTAGATGAAAGAAGACTTAAATTACAATTAATGAGTGCTCAAATAGATAATCTGCGTGCTAAGAATAAGGATGGCAGCGAAGAGTTTGATATGGAAGACGATGGTTTCTTAGCAGCATTGGAAGCTGAAGGTGAAGAACTATGGCAAGAAGAGTAAAACAGGCAGTATTTAAGTTCAAACCTTTCAGTAAAAAGCAGAAGATGATTCTTACATGGTGGACCAAGAAGTCTGCTGTCAAAGATAAAGATGGAATCATAGCCGATGGCGCTATTCGTTCAGGCAAAACTATTTCAATGTGTTTATCTTATGTCATGTGGGCTATGTCAACATTTGACAGCAAAAACCTTGGAATGGCTGGTAAAACTATCGGATCATTTAGAAGGAACGTGCTTTTTTGGCTAAAGCTAATGCTTCTATCGAGAGGTTATCGTTACAAAGACCATCGTGCTGACAATATGTTAGAAGTCACAAAAAAAGGTAAGACCAATTACTTCTATATTTTCGGTGGTAAAGATGAACGATCGCAAGATTTGATTCAAGGTATTACATTAGGTGGCATGTTCTTTGATGAAGTAGCGCTTATGCCAGAATCATTTGTAAACCAAGCGACTGGGCGTTGTTCCGAGAAAGGTTCCAAGTTTTGGTTTAACTGCAACCCAGATGGTCCATATCACTGGTTCAAAATCAATTGGATCGATAAGCTAAAAGAAAAGAACATGATATATCTCCATTTCACCATGGATGACAACCTTAGTTTGGATGAAACAATTAAGCAAAGATATCGGAATATGTATTCTGGTGTATTTTACCAACGATATATTTTAGGTCTTTGGACGGTCGCTGAAGGCATTATTTACGATATGTTTGATCAAGCAAAACATGTATATCAAAAATTTATTGACCTTGCGACTGGTGAAACCTATGTCAGTGTTGACTATGGTACGCAAAATGCCACTGTCTTTTTAATGTGGCAAAAAAGCAAAGACGGAAAATGGGTATGTGTCAAAGAATACTACTATTCTGGTAGAGATAAGAAGAAACAAAAAACTGATAGTGAGTTTGCTGCTGATTTAGTTGAGTTTCTTGGTGGCATAAAGCCAAAAGCAATCATCATTGACCCATCAGCGGCTTCCTTTATTGCTGAATTAAGAAAATATGGATACTTCATCAGAAAAGCCAATAACGATGTTCTTGACGGAATAAGATTCGTTGGTTCTCTTTTGAATGAAGATAAAATAGCTTTCGCACCGAATTGTATTAACACTCTGAAAGAGTTTAGTGCCTATATTTGGGATGTGAAGGCTGTTAATCGTGGGGAAGATAAACCTACCAAGCAAAATGACCATGCTATGGATGCTGTTAGGTATTTCTGCTATACGGTACTCAAACCAGATGGCTGGTTATATTAGAGGAAAGGAGTGATTCTTCATTGGATCCAAAATATTTTTTATCTCAGGAACCCAAGACGTTAGCATCTGCAGTGCAACAAGCAGTGAATTCAGATCGTACAGCAAGCTATAAGCGCAAAATGCGCAAAGGCGTTGATTATTACCAATATAAACACGATATTTTGCATTTCCGGCTGTTTTATGTTGATAACGAAGGCAAAGTACACGAAGAAACATCAAGAAGCAATATCAAAATACCGCATGGCTATCTCACAGAGCTTATTGATCAAAAGGTCCAATACTTGTTATCAAATCCTGTTGAAATCAAGACAGAACAAAAAGGGCTACAAGAATTACTTGATCAGTACATCGATGAGGATTTTCAATTGATGCTGCAAGAATTGGTTGAGGGCGGTAGCCAAAAGGGCTATGAATTCGTTTATACGAAGTTAGGCGAGGATCGCTTATCATTTCAAGTGGCTGATAGCTTAAAAGTAATTGAAATCTATGATGCAGATTACAATTTAATTGCTATTATCCGATACTACGATACCGACATCTACCAAGATGGCAAGACGGTGCGTGTTACTCGATCTGAGTTGTGGGATAGTGAGAAAGTCTGGTACTTCATCAGCGAGGGCGGCTATTTACAAAGTTTTAAGCTTGATCCTAAGGTGGAGGTCAATCCTTTGTACCATGATACCAGATTGAACCCTGAGACCAAAGAGGCCTATGGGCGTTCGATTGGTAATGCACTTGGTGTTGCTGATTTTATTCCCTTTTTGAGATATGACAATAACAAATACCAAACTACTGATTTAGATCCAATTAAACCACTGATAGATGACTACGATTTAATGGCCTGCGCATTGTCCAATAATCTACAAGATTTTGATCAGCCATTTTTTGCTGTCAAAGGCTTCAATGGTGACGGTTATGAACAATTGATCAATAACCTACGATCGCGTGGAGCAGTTGGTGTTGGAGATAACGGCGGTCTTGATGTCCATACTGTCAACATCCCCGTTGATGCTCGTAAAGCCAAATTGACGGTTGATAAGGAGGGCATCTACAAATTCGGCATGGGATTTGATTCCTCGCAAGTCGGTGATGGAAATGTGACCAATGTGGTTATCCAGTCCAGATACACCTTGTTAGATCTGAAATGTAATAAAGCAGAAATCCGATTGCGTAAGATCATCAAACAAATGCTTGAACTGATCGTTGCGGATATTAATCAACGTAACAATACTGCTTATGATACATCTGACCTTGAAATCATAATAACTCGTGACACTATGATCGATGAAACAGAAGTCGAGGAACGTGAGAAGACCAAGGCAGAGCGCAAACAAATCGAAATTGACAATATCTTGAATGCTGCAGTCCGCTTGGATGATGAAACAGTACTCAAATACATTTGCGAAGTCTTTGATCTTGATTATGAAGAGATCAAGAAGTTGATGGATGAACAAGACTATGAAGAGGATGTGATTCCTGATGTCGAAGTACCAGAAGGAAATAGAATCTCTACTCAATAAGTCCGAATCAAATATCAATCAAGAGCTGCAAGCATTGTATAAAGAGTTGGCAAACGAAATGACAAAGGAAATCATTGAACTGAATGATCAGATTGAAAAAGATGATAATTTTAGTAAAAAGCTTCAAAAGGAGCTCCTTGAGTTCATTCGTAGTCAAATGTATGCCAAAGCCAATCAACTTGAAGAAAACCAGCGAAAAATTATGTACGATTTTTTAAAACGCAACGCTAGTACATCATATAACGAACTCTTTTATGAGTTTGAAATGAGTGAGGAAATACCTCTTTCCTTTGCTTTGCTGACCGATAAGCAAATAGCTACCATAATCAATACCCCGGTTGCGGGCAGGAAGCTTTCAACTCGTCTAAAGGGGAATTCTTCCAAGATGAAGAAAAACCTTAACAGAGTGCTTACAAGGGGGTTTAGTAAAGGGTGGTCAACTCAGAAAATGGCTGCTCAAATAGCTGAAATCGGTGGTGCCAATTATCGAAGAGCCATGAATATCGCTCGAACGGAATCAGGGCGTGTCACAAGTGTCACTCGTCAGCAGTCACAACAGCATGCCAAAGATCTTGGAATAAAAGCTGAGAAAAAGTGGGTATCAACACTAGACGGCGATACACGTAATAATCATCGGAAATTGGATGGTCAAATCCGAGCAATCGATGAATATTTTGAAGTTGGTGGTTTGAAAACTTTGCAGCCACATATGTTCGGTATTGCTAGTGAGGATTGCAACTGTCGATGCCGTACAATCAATGTGATTAAAGGTTATGAGCCAAAACTGCGGCGTGACAATGCAACTGGTAAAGTTTCTGCCTATAAGAATTATCAAGAATGGATAAATAATAAGAGGGAGGAATAAGTATGAAGGACTTTTATGAAGCGGTTTTAACTTTAAAAGTACCAACAAGCCTTGCAAATGCGTACAAAAAAGCTATTGAAGATGAAAATAGTCGATATTTTGTTAAAAATGAACTGAAAGACTCAAACGGTGATGTCACACTTTCGGAGATCAAACCTGTATGGAACGGCAACCATGTTAGTGTGGAAATTGTCGAATCTTTACAGGAACCGGAATCGATTTTGAAAATTGCTATGATCAGCCACACGTTGCCCAACCTGCAGCAATCAGTTAAATGGTATGAAACCAACGGAGCTACTGTAGTTTATAAGAGCTGGGAGGAAGAAAAATGAATCAAACAGAGGCTGGCACAAAAGATAAGAAACCAAGTCTTTTTATTAATGGCACACCTATTACAGCAGGGCAACCATGTGAACCAACTATAATTATCGGAAAACACAAAGTAGATGTACAAACATTGGAAAAACTGATTGAGTTTGCTCAAAGCGGTAAATTAGACAAATTTATGTCATCTGAAGACTAGGGACCTGATTATTGATTAGGCCTTTTTATTTTGTCCTAAACATGACTTTAAAAGGTTTATCCGGCAGATATGCCGTCAAAAATATCAACCCACAGTGTCGTTGCACTGTACAAAAAAGCGTAAGGGAGCAATAGAAATGAACAGAGAGCAATTAAGAGTACTAGGTTTAACTGAGGAACAGGTTGATGCTGTTGTGGCGGATCATGCACGAGTTGTCCAAGGAGTTCAAACACGACTGACTGCAGCAGAAAATCGTGCGACTGAACTCGAAGGGCAATTAGATGCAGCAGTGAATAGTGAAGAAATTCAAAATTTGACACAGCGTGCAGAGCAAGCAGAAAGCCGCGTTTCAGAACTTGAGGGGCAAGCCAATCAGCGTACTATTGACGATTTAGTAAATGCGGCTTTAACAGAAGCAGGCGTTACAGATCTAGAATATGCACGTTTTAAATTGGGAGAAGTTGGTCTTTCAGAGGATGGCAAGTCGATTGAGGACTTGGATAATAAAGTAAAAGATTTGAAAGCACAAATTCCCACCTATTTTCAAGGTACGGATGAAAACCAAGATCCGAATCACAATCAACAAAATAATAACCCGAATCCGTTAGATAATTTCCAACGAATCAATCCCAACCCTGGCAATGGTAAGCAGTCTGACCCTGATCCAACACAAGCAATGGTTGATGCATTTACCTCGGATTTACCACAAACCAAATAAAAGAAAGAAGGAAAAATAAATGGCAGCAATTATTAACTACGCAACAGCGTACCAAACAGCGCTACAAACTCGTTACTCACAAAATGGACTGTTGTACTCTCAACGTCTTTGGAATTCACCATCGAACGGATTGATTAAGTTCACTGGTGCTAAAACCATCAAATTACCAAAATTGTTGATTTTATCTGGTCGTAAGGATCGGACACGCAGAACAATCACTGGGATTGATGCGAACTACGAAAACCAATGGGAAGAGTACACACTGCAAAATGAGCGTTATTGGTCAACTTTGGTGGATCCATCAGATATTGATGAAACGAACTATGTAACGTCAATTGCCAATATCACCAAAACTTACAATGACGTTGAAAAGATTCCTGAAATGGATAAACAAATGTTTTCAAGTTTATTCGCTCGCAAACAAGCGATTGACGGAGCAAATTCGTTTACAGAGTTAGAATTAACTACTTCAAATGTTTTAGATACTTTCGATGACTTAATGCTGAAGATGGACGATGCAGAAGTTCCGACTGAAGGCCGCGTCCTTTATGTAACGCCTACAATCAAAAAAGTATTGAAACAGGCAGAAGGTATTTCACGTTCTTTATCAGTCCAAAACAACAACCAAACTATCGATCGTCGTGTTTCACGTTTGGATGAAGTGGAAATCTTACCAGTACCTTCTGGACGTTTTAAAACGTTGTATGACTTTACTGATGGGGCAAAAGATATCACTGGTTCTCAACAAATCCAAATGATGTTAATCCATATTCCATGTATGGCGGCACCTCAAAAATATGACTTTGTTGCTTTGGATGAGCCTTCTGCTAAGACTTCTGGGAACTATTTGTACTATGAACAATCGTATGATGATGTTTTAGTATTCGAACAAAAATCAGCCGGTCTTGAGTTTGTAATTGAACCCGCAGCTGAAGCAGGGGGTGGAGAATAATGCAAGTTAAAAAGGAAAATCGGGTACTGACTATCTCCGAACAAGAAAAAGACTATTATCTGAAACAGGGTTACGATGTAGTCGAAGTTAAAAATGGGAAGTTTGATGTAGTAGAACCTGCGACTGGCGGCCGGACGTATTCAATTGCTGAGTACAATGCTGTGGTGAAAGAACGTGACGATTCAAAAGAACAAATCGCCAAACTGGAAGCTGAAAACAAAGCATTGAAAAAGCAGGTCAAAGAATCAAAAAAAGATGCAACTGATGCTGCTGCAAAAAAAGAGGATGGCAAATAAGCTGTCCTCTTTCCTTTAGAGAGGAGACAGACTTATGATCATATCCTTGGATGATGCAAAGAAGATTTATCCTGATGCGACTCAAGAGGATCTAGATGGTATCGAAAAATCAATTCGAATGCTGACTAATAATCCTTTTCAGAATCGGAAGGTTCGTTTTAAACAAATACGATTTGAAAATGAAACAACTATTGCCGTATTGGGTGATATCCAAGGTCTTAGGGCAGAGGATACTATTCAAGTTTCAGGCAGTAAGTGGAACGATGGTCTGTATGTTGTGAATGCGATTGACGGGCAATTAATTAATCTGGAAAGCAATCCAAGATTGTTCACGGGTACAGATCCAGATGCGTTTTTGACCAAAATCGAGTATCCGGCAGATATATTGTCAGGGGTTAGAAAACTCTTGACCTATGATGCTAAAATGCGCGATAAAGTTGGATTGAAATCCAAGACTGTTTCTCGAATGTCTGAGACTTACTATGATCAGAACAGCGGTGAGTCAGTCAATGGCTATCCAGCTGCTTTAATGTCGTTCATTAACAAATACAAGCTTTTGAAATGGTAGGTGACTCGATGTTTCCCTTTGAAATCAGACGTGAACAGGAAACTGGTGAAAAAGATGAATTGAATCAGCCTATCGTTGAATGGCAGACGGTATACAAGCCTTTAGGTTGGTTGGATATGATCACTGGTTCTGATGAACAGACATATCAGAATAGCCTTCTGGCAACGTCTAGCCATATATTTATAACGGAAGATACAAGCTTTGAAATCTTATCTACCGACCGCATCCTTAATCCAAGATCAGGCATTGAATACGAAATAACCTATGTCGATGATGTGATGGAGTTATCTGATCACCTTGAGATTTATTGCAAGAGGTGGGCTTGATGAAATTTCTTGATCACTCCGATGAAGCCAAAGAAGTTTTGAAACAAGCAACAATCCAATGGCTGTTTCAAGCATGCATGCTAGTGGAAGGTCAAGCCGTAGCATTAGCGGCTGTTCATACATCTAGACTAAGGAATTCCATTGATTATGTTGTTGATGAGGCGGAATTGATCGGTTATGTAGGAACAAACGTTGAGTATGCCATTTATGTAGAAATGGGCACTGGTGAATTTGCTGAAAATGGGATGGGTCGTAAAGGTGGTTGGGTGTATCAAGATCCAAGCGGGGAATGGTTCTTCACTTGGGGGCAAGAACCCCAACCCTATTTACGTCCAGCTTTTCGTAAAAACAAATCACAAATAGAAGCGTTAGCAAGAGAAATACTCGGAGGAATTTAGCTGATGAGCCAACGTATTGATATAATTAACTATTTAACGGGGCTTTTCAGTGGAATTGTCCCCGAAACACATTACCTAAAGAACAAAAATAAAACTGTTGTGTATCCTTATCAAACCTTTTCTCTGACTGGTGAGCCGACTCACTTTGCAGGACAAGGATTCTTTATTGATATTGATCTGTTTGATAACAACAAGAGTGACGTAGCAATCGAAAAAGCATTATCAGCGATGATGGAATCATTTAACAATGAGCCTTTTTATCAAGTGACAGATAAGTTTTTGGTTCAGATACAGTATGACGCAGACAACGATGTGCCAACTGGATCAGACACTTTGCAACGTCGGAATATAAGGCTTTATGCCAAATTTGATTGGAGGATTTAGAATGGCAATTACTAGCGAGACTTTACCTAAAAGTGGCTATACTGCTGATACACCCAAGCGCTACCTTTTAAATGCAGGTGCGTTAGTTCGGAACTTAACCTGGGATGCTGCGGCTAAAAAGTGGACCTATGATCTCCTTGGTGCAACAAGCGGCGGATCTAAGTTGTCACTTAAAAATAATCTACGCCAAGTGGAAGTTGATGGTGTATTCACCACACCTGTAGGCGGCGACATGATCGAATCAAGCGAAGGGACCTTTGAAGTGAATGTCATTGAGCACACGCGTGACAACGTCAAGATGGCCCTTTTTGCTGATGTGGAAGAATCGGATGACACGGAATATCCAGCTGGATACGATGTGATCACTCCTAAGCAGAAAATTGAAGAGTCAGATTACATTGAAAATCTTGGTTATATCGGCACAATTAGCGGATCGGACAAGCCAGTTATTATCATCATGGATTTTGCTATCTGCACTTCTGGATTGGAATTTGAAGTGAAAGACAAAGCAGAAGCGATTTATCCGCTGACATTTGCTGCTCGTACGCCAATGGATGATGTGACTACTACCTCCTTACCAGTCAAGATCCTAATGCCCAAAGAGCCTGAATTAGAGCCATAGAAAGGATGAGTACATTTGAAATATAAAGTAGTTTATCCATTTATTGAAAAAGGGGTTAAATATTGGTCAGGTGATATTTATACCAATAAAGACAAAAAACGAATCAAAGAACTATCTACTGAGAATAACAAACTGAAAAAAGTGCTAATTGAATCAATCGATGCCGATGGATCAAAGAAAGCATCGGGTGAAACAACCAAAAAAGTAGACGGGGCACCAGAGGAGGAAAAAGCCAAATGAGTGAAACTAATGATCAATTAAACATCGAACAGATTGAAGCAGCGAAAAAAAATGCTGAAATCAAAGCGGCTGAAAAGAAAAATAAAATTAAAGAACGGCTTTTGGGGTATTCCATGCGTGAACTCCAAGCCGATGATTTATTCAAAGTGATCGAAATTGTGCAAATATTGAATGTCACTGAATTAGTCACTGAATTTTTGAAACAAAAAGATGCTGCTAAAATCCAAACTCAAAAAGCGCAAGGTTTAGCACTGGTAGCCAGCAAAAAATCTGAAGATGAACAAGAATCGCTTACAGAACAAGTGAAAGCTATCCAATCAGATATCTCGGCACAAAGCTTTGATTTAGTAGCTAAGGCAGCGAAATTCATCATGAGCCATTCTAGTGAAATTAAAGTTGAACTAAATGGCCTTTTAGCAGATTTGACTGGTAAAACACCTGAAGAAATCGGAAAAACAAATATTGTTACCTACGGATTGCTGGTGAAGGATTTTTTCTTAAAGCCGGAATTACGAGAAGCGTTAGAATTGCTCTTTTAATTCAAAATCATGGTGGCATGCATAAGTTTAGGGACACGTTATTCAAAAGATATAACGATGTCTCTTTTTTGTTGTCCACGATCAAGTGGAAAGATTTGCCCGAATTTCTATCCGTGCTATTCGATGGTGAATTTGATGATCAACTTTGGCAAATCTATCTATCTAATCCGTTTCGTACTGATTCATTTGGTGATTTTAAACAAAAAATCATTGAAAGTGCTAAACCAAAAGAGCAGGTAGAAACAGAGGCTCAAAAAGCCGCTAAAAATGCATTAGCAATGCTAGAAGACATGGGAGGTGATGGCTTTGGCGTTTAATGTCTTTGAAATGTTTGGGACCATTGATGCTGATAACCAAAAAGCAAATGATGCCATTGACGAAACAACAGGCAAAGCCGAAAAATCAACCTCCATGTTTAGTAAAATTGGCGGCGGTCTGAAAGTAATCGGTACTGGTATGGCGGTTGCAGCTGGTGTAGCAGGAGCGGCTGCAGTCGGACTAAGTCAAAAGGTTATATCTGCATATGCCGATTACGAACAACTTGTAGGCGGGGTAGATACGCTGTTTGGTGATGCATCTAAAAAGGTGCAACAATTCGCCGATGATGCATTTCTAACAGCTGGTCTATCAGCAAATGAGTATATGGAGACCGTCACAGGCTTTAGTGCTAGTTTGCTACAATCACTAGGCGGTGACACTTCAAAAGCAGCAGATGTGGCAAATCAAGCTGTAACCGACATGTCTGATAACGCCAATAAAATGGGGTCAGATATTGGTAGTATCCAAAATGCTTACCAAGGGTTCGCTAAGCAAAACTATACCATGCTTGATAACTTAAAACTTGGTTATGGTGGTACTCAAGAAGAAATGAAACGCCTCTTAGCCGACGCTGAAAAGATTTCTGGCATTAAATATGACATTTCTAGTTTTGCCGATGTCACAGAAGCTATCCACGTGATGCAAACAGAAATGGGGATCACAGGAACTACAGCACAAGAAGCAACAGAAACCATCAGCGGATCACTTGCTGGTATGGGATCAGCGTGGCAAAATCTCCTAGCTGGAATGGGTAATGCGGACGCTGACGTAGGCAAGCTGGTTGATAATCTAGTTGAACAGTTCGGTTACGTCGCAAAAAATATTACGCCCGTTCTGGGAAATATTGTATTAGCTTTACCTGGACTGTTGAATGGATTACTCACGGCGGTTGCTGATTTATTGCCAACTTTACTATCTGCGGTTACCGATCTGTTTAATCAAGTATTGCAAACATTGTTAACATTACTACCAGGATTGATTCCTGTAGTGGTTGATACTTTATTGAGCCTTGTGCAGACGATTGTTGACAATCTACCATTGTTTATTGATGTAGCCATGCAAATTATTACAGCGTTGGTTACAGGTATCGCGCAAGCTTTACCAACCTTGATACCGGCAGCGGTTCAAGCATTGATAACAATCGTGCAAGGACTAATCAATAACTTACCTATGCTGTTGGATGCGGCTTTGCAATTGATTGTAGGTTTAGCACAAGGACTAATTACAGCTTTACCTATGTTGATTCAAGCGTTACCGACTATTATCAATAGTTTGGTAAGTTTCTTTATTGGATCCATTCCGGTGATCATTGAAGCAGGTATACATCTATTGGTTGCTTTGGTTGAGGCATTGCCAACAATTATCCAAGCAATCGTTAAAGCTATACCTCAAATTATTACTTCTGTGGTTCGTGCGTTTAGTGATGCAACACCAGAGTTAATTAGCGCAGGGGTGACACTGTTTATCGCATTGGTGGAGAATTTACCACAGATCATCATTGCGATCGTGGCGGCAATACCACAAATTATGATAGCGGTTATTGACGGCTTTCTAAGCTACCTTTCTGAATTAGGAAATGTTGGGTGGAAATTAATTACAGGCTTTATCGATGAATTCACTTCTGTGGATTGGGGTGAAGTCGGTATGAATATTATCAGGGGTATTGGTCAAGGGATCAGTAATGCTGCTGGTGGTCTTTGGGATGCAGCCAAAGGGGTTCTTGGCGGTTTCAAAGATAATGTTCTTGGTTTCTTTGGTATTCACTCTCCTTCACGATGGGGACGAGACGCTGTTGGTAAATGGATTCCTCGTGGTATTGCAGGCGGAATTGAGCAAGATGCTTACACTATGCAAGATGCACTGACTGACGCAGCGAATAAACTAACTTTTGACACAAGCAGTTTAGGAGCAAATGTCGATTTGAGCCAAATTAATCCGAACGCCTTGAACACAGAAGATATTTCGGATGACTTTACAAGCGGAAAAGAAAAGGGTAAATCAGGCGACACCTTTAATATCACTTTGCAAGCGTTAGGTGAATTGACAGATTTCCAATTGATGGATACGGCTAAAAAACTTGTGAAATTCATCAAGGAATTGAAGGATAGAGAAGATGCACCTAAAGGAGGCGTATTGAATGGTATTTAGACCAGGACAGTTTAAAATCAATGGCTTGGATAGCGAAGGGTTCAATACTTACTTACGATATAGACCACAACGGCTTTCTGCAGGACGTGTTATAGAACTCAAGCCAAGGCCAGGCAATGATTCGATTGTTGTAGATTTTGCTTACTACAAAAACGTAGAATGGAAAATTCTTTGCAATGCACAAGCGGATAATGTAGATGATGTATCGCATTTAGAGGACCGTATTCGGTCTTGGTTAGATATGTCAAATTACTCTGATTTTACCTACAGTTTTGATACGCAGTATATCTATCAAGCGATTGTAGTAAGTCCTCCTGTGTTTACGGGTACACATAAAGACGCTAATTGGATACCATTTGAGTTCACAATCAGCTTACGTCCTTTCAAGCAGTCAAGAACAGGGCTTAAATGGTTGAGCAATGAAACGAAAATACACAATAACGAACATTATCCTTCGAAGCCTAAAATTCAAATTTTAGGCTCGGGGGATATTTCTTTTTGGATTAACAATAACAAGTTTGAATTAACAAATATTGGTAATGAAATAATCATAGATTCTCAACTAGAAGAATCTTATCGTATTGTTGATGGGATTTTTGAGAGCCAAGATAACAAAACCAAGTTTATTGATTTTCCAAGTTTGCCTAAAGGTATGTCAACTATAAAGTGGCAAGGAAACGTTCAAAAATTTAATTTGATGCCAAGGTGGTGGACAAAAGTTTGAAACCTAGAATATATGATCCACTTGAGAAGGATTTCCGTCATAATGGGTTAGGAATTATGATTGATACAAGTCGTTGTGATGTGACTGAAGAAGCAAATGGGAAATATGAAGTGGAAATTGAGCACCCATTAATCAGCAGATTTTCGGATTATTTTGAAAATGGGTACCAAATCAAAGCGAAACCCAATGATCAAGAAGATTATCATATCTTTGAGATCAAGAATACCTATAAAGACACCATAAGTAACACCATACTGATTTATGGGCAGTCACGTACGTATAAAATTGGAAATCGTGAAGTGCGTCATGTTGAAATCGATTCAAAAAATGGCGCAGAAGCAATGGCTGCTATTGAAAATGGAATGGATGAACCCAGTGATGTGAAACTATTTTCTGATATTCAAACTATTTCCAGCACAGTTTTTGAAGCCCGTAATGTGTTGAGCTGTATTTCAGGGGAACAAGGGAGTATGGTTCAATATTGGGGCGGAGAAATCAAACGAGAGCCATTTAAACTTTCTTTATTGAGAAGAAGAGGTCGGGATAATGTCGGGACTGTTCGATATGGAAAAGATTTAAATGGATTGAAGATCAAGTTTGATTGGTCAAGTATCGTAACGAAGGTGTTGCCCTATGCTGACTTGCAAAATAGCGAGGATGGAACGACTAAACGGATTTATGGAAATGCAGTTATGTCAGAATTAGCAACCGATTATCCGGATATTTACGCTAAACATATTCAATTTACAGAAGAACAAGGGGTAAAAGATTTAGCTAGTTTAAATCGAGTTGCTGCAAATTATTTTAAGTCTATCAATCCGGGTTCAGACAAGCCGAAAATCAGCATTGAGTTAGAAATTGAAAAACTGACTGATTCCGAAGAAGCAAAAGAATTTGCTAAAATCAAAAATTATGGATTGTTTGATACTTTTTCGGTTTACCACAGGCTCTATGACATCCACATTGACACAAAAATCACGAGTGTTGTGTACGATTCCTTAACTGAGAAAAACAAAAAAATCTATGCAGGCGACGCCCAGATGGCTTTTTACACCAAACAAAATTATGAGCTGCAAGAGACTATCAAAACCTTGACAAAGAAAGGTTACATGTCTGAATTTGTCGATTATGTAACCAACCTGATCAACGGTGTTGAGGGCGGTAGCGTTTTGCAATACCCCAAGAATAAGCCACATACCACATATTATATGGATACTGATTCACGGGACACTGCAAAAGATGTGATCGCGCTAAATCATCAAGGCTTAGGTTTTTCTAGAACAGGTTGGTTAGGGCCATTTGTAAATGCCTGGAGTATAGATGGCACTCTGAATGCAGACTTTATTCGTGCTGGAAAGATTCGCGCGGCTATTTTCGAGAGCTCTTTCAATTCAGTTGGAGACTTGTTAAGAATGGTTTCTGGAACATTGCAGCTCTGGAATGGGAATAAAAAAATAATGGAATTGACGCGTAAAGGGTTAGAATTTTGGAATTCATCAGGTGTGAATATCGGTACTATTGGTACAACAGATTCTGCAGGCAATCCATTTCCAGATGCATCTACACCTACTCCTTTGGAAGATAACTCACTTGTTATTAGAACAGAAGGAGATGGGAAATATATTTTGATCTCTTCAAAGACTGGGTATGGTTTTACTTTGCTTGGGAATGGTAAAGCGATCTATCGTGGAGACTTAGATATTCAAGGTGATTTAACGATTAAAGGCCAAAAAGTTATCCCTGGTCAAAACGGTGGTCCTTCACCCGGAGGCGGAACAGGCACTGGCGGCTATCCTCCTGAGTTAACAACCGATGCTGAAAAATTCGCTTGGGATTGGTGGAGTTATGCGTTAGTAAATGGTTACTCACCAGAAGCGGCAGCAGGTATTTTGGGTAATATCCAAGGTGAAGTTGGCGCTTCAATGAACCCCGACACCGAACAAGGCGGTGGTCCAGCGTATGGTTGGACTCAATGGGACGGTTCTGCATATCCACTAATTGGTTCTCCTACATGGAACGGACGAGAATATGTCCAACGTTTGATAGCTGCTGCCAATATAAAAGAAGATTACACAACTTCATTAGCGCAAGCTAAGTTAATCGAATGGAGTATGTTTAATGGTCAATGGTTGGGAGCAGTCTCACCAACTTCTGTAGCAGGATTTAAGGCTATGACAAGCCCTGAACAAGCAGCTTATGTTTTTGAACGTAACTACGAAAGACCTGCGGCGGCACACCCAGAACGAGAGGCGTGGGCAAGAGCGTGGTATGAGAAATTCAAGGACTTGAAAGCAGCTCAAGAAGTCGGCGCAGCTGGTTTAGCGCATATAGAAACATTAGTAGGTCGAAGAATCGGGAATGGTCAGTGCTACGCCGCTTCAGCAGAGTATAGCGGATTCCTTGGTGGTTGTGGATTGGGTGCAGGCACACGTTATGGATTATCTCATGTAATCGGAAATACAAGTGCTGCAAGCGATATCGGGATAGCCTATGACTGGGCGGCTGTTGGTTGGTCTGTGATTCTTAATCCAACCTACGACCAATTAGTTGTCGGTGCAATTATCAATATCACCAGAGGGGCCTTATGGGCGAACTGGCCAACAGTAGATGATACCTATGGTCATACTGGAATCATTCGTGACTTAGAAAATGGACGCATTCAAACGTATGAACAAAACACGGAACAAGGAATGATTATAGGGAAATTTGATCGGCAGTATACAAGCCCTGCAGGTATTTCATCTATCGTTATTCCGCCGAAATAATTTTTAGGAGTGATGAACTTGGAACTAGATCAATTTAGAGATGTCGATTTAGTGATTGATTATGCGAACTATTCTTTTATAGAAAAGCAATTTGTTTCGCAAGGTGATTACAAGGGACGGACATTAACTGTTCAAGTCACCAATAACGGTGTTATCGGAGAAGTTCCGGGATTGATGTTAAATCTTAATTGGCATAATGAAGCAAGCGGACTGACAGATTTGTCGGCTTTTTCTGTTTTAAATAAAGCCAATAGCATTTACCGAATCGAATACCCTCAGCACATGATGACGCCCGGAAGAGTTATTGCAAGTATTCAAGTGATTCAAAACGGTAAAGTAACGAATCTGAAACAATTTCAGTTAACAGTTCAAGAATTAGCGGGACAACCCGTAGGGATCGTAGAGAAGGCAGAATTTAGTGCGTTGGTAGCTGTCTTAGCAGACGCGAATGAGTTTCGTACAGACATCAACGCAACAAATATTAACTTGGCAAACGGACTTTCTAACAAAGTCGATAAAAATGGAAATGAGCAGATTACTATGCCGATGTTATCCCAATCTGTAAAAGAAGCAATGACAGGTGGTAGTGTTGCTGTCGTTGGCGAAGGAGCTGTGAGTACAACCAATATTGCTGAAAATGCTGTGACAGAACCAAAAATAGTAGAAAATCTTTCTGAAGTGTTGTTGTCGCAAGGTCGAAATCTTCTTAAAAACACCACTTTCCAAAATGGGACTAATAGCTGGGCGAGTGCCTCGACACCCAGTGCTACCTTAACGGCTAACCAAAATCAACAAACGCTGCGTGTTACAGGGACAGGAACAGCCGAAAATCCAATGGTATATCAAAATTTGGATGCCTTAGATATAAAAAAAGATCATACTTACTATTTTTGCTCCATGGTTAATGTCTCAAATTCAGATTGCAAAGAAATTAGAACTGAGTTTTGTAATAATACTTTTCCCGTCTACAATCCTGTAAGTAATCAGATTTATCGTTTAGATGGAGTACAGAAGCTAATTAGTGAAACTTATAGATCGTTCAACTTGCGTCACATATATGCAGATGCAAGCTCAGCCTCAGGGAAAGAGATGATTGTGGGTAAACCTATCGTCGTAGATTTAACGGTTATTTTTGGAGTTGGAAACGAACCAACTTTAGAGGAATGCAGATGGCTTTTTGAAAGCTATACCAATTATTTTGAAGAGGGTAAAGTTTTCTTTTCGGCATCAAAAACAGTTACTAAAAAGATTTTAGAAACGACACAAGATATAGCAACCATAAACAATGGTGTAGATTTAACAGAAATACCAATCAATAACGTTTTTCCAAATGCGAGGCTAAACAACAATAGTTTTTGGGTTACAACTTCGATTCCAGACACCACGGTAACTGCGGCAAACGGAGTGTTAACTTTAACTGGTAATGGTTCGGTTAATACGCAAAGGGCCTTTGTAAACTACAATTTAAAAGCTGGAAACTTTTATTTTTTAAGTATGAAAATTAAAACCAAAAACAGGTGCAACAAAATATCAATTACCCAAGCTTCGGTAGAAGTAGCTTCTATTGTTGAGCCTGAGATTGATAAATGGCACACAGTTGAAATAATTTCAAGCGATTTGTCTGAAAACAGTATTTACATTCGAACTATTTATGATTCTGCCGAAGAAGCTAATGGAGCAATCGTACAGATGACGGAACCGATTCTTATTGATCTGACAATCGATTTCCCTAATCCTCCAAATATAAATCAGCTAAAAAATATTCTCGCTTACACAGGAAACTGGTTTTTTGGGAGTGCTTCGATAAGTAAAAGCAAATACGCTATTGCTGTAATAGAATCTAAGAATACATCTCAGGAGCAAGAAGAAGAAATCAACCAAAGTATTTTCTACAACACAATCAATCGAATTCCTGATCATGATGGTTCAGAGGCGATAGATATAGAAGAATTAACAACTGAAACCTTTTATCCCATGTGGGATACTTTAATCAATAGCACATCCTATCTAGAAAAAGTTATTTTGGGGAAAGATCAATCAAATACTTGGGATATTTGGCAAGTCAAAACAATGCCCGTTGCACCGAAGTACAAGCTACTCGTGACGTGCAATGTTCACGGGCATGGCGAAGGCGGAGATCCAAGAGATGTCGGTGTTTCTTTATACTATTTTATAAAGGATTTGGTTCAAAATCCTACGAAAAGCTCTCAACTCGAATGGCTTTATAATAACGTGCAGATTATCTTTATACCGGTAGCAAATCCGTCAGGATTCAATTTGACCGGACGTTACAATTCAAGGGGAGTAGATATTAATAGAAATTTCGACTACAATTTCCCAGATAATCCTAGTTCAGTGTATGGTACCGAACCGTTTTCAGAAGTAGAAAGCCAGTATATTAGAGATATGGTATTAGATAACATTGATGCTGACGGGTTCATTGATATACACTGCTTTATGAACAATCCAATTTCTTTATTATATCCAGCATATTCCGTAGATACTGTTGGCATTGGATGGAAGACTCTTAACGAAGTTGCGACTCACATGGAAAAGAAATACGGTGGAACTAGATCCATAACTGTAACTAACACATCTGGCACAATCAGAATGTGGGTTGAAAAAGAGAACGGGATAGAAGCTATTACACCTGAAGGAACTGTTTATATCACAGGAGAGACACCTCATAGCTCTCTCGGATTAACAAGGCTCACTGAGTGGTATGGAAATAATATATATAGATTTATCTACACAATTCCATGGAACAAGGATTATTTTGTTAGTAAAAAAGGATCTAAGTTTGTTCAAATAATTGACGAAAATGGCATTTTGACACCTAACAAAATAAATTGATTTTGACAAACAAACTAGTGTATTATTGTATTATTAGATTAACACTAGGAGGAAGAAATGAAAAAAGTTTTATGGACTGGCGGTTGGGATTCGACATTTAGAGTACTCGATTTAGTAATTAACAAAAAAGAGATGGTACAGCCATATTACGTAGTTGATAGAAATAGGGCTTCTAATAAGATTGAATTAAAAACGATGAAAGAAATAAAAAACAAAATAAACTCTAACTTTCCCGATTCAAAAGGATTGATAAAGGAAACTATTTTTATAGAAAAAAACGAAATCCCTGTTAATCAAAGCATTACTGATAAGTTTAATAGATTATTAAATGAATCATACATGGGGACGCAATATGATTGGCTAGGTCGGTATGCAGAAGCGAATAACTTAGAAAACCTAGAGCTGAATATACACAAAGATGATAAAGCGGAATTTTTTGTAAGACCTCTCGTAGAAAAAACTGACGATGGACCTGGATCTTACTCTTATGTATTAAAAAATAGCGCTCTGGGAACAGACTACGATTTGTTTAAATACTACTCATTTCCGGTACTCGATTTAACCAAAACACAAATGAGCGAAATTTCAAAGAAAAGCGGTTTTGATAGTTTGATGGAAATGACATGGTTTTGCTTTAACCCAACATGGAGAAAAACTCCTTGCGGCTACTGCAATCCATGTAAGTACACCAGAAATGAAGGGTTAGGAAGACGAGTTCCTTCTGAAGGAATTGCTAAGTACAACAAACTCGAAAATAAAATTTATTACAAGATGAAGCAAATTATGGGTAGTAATTAATAGAACGAGAAGCACGCTCAATTGAGTGTGCTTTTTATTTTAGGAAAGCAGGTGGCATATGAAAAATATAATTATCCTCAAATGGGATAGTTTAGTTCTCAGTATCGTGTCGGTATTTTATGGCTTACAGTTGCTTCTACACCCTTCAATTTTACAGGAGTACAGAGTATATCAGTTAGTTGACGAACTGTTCGACTATCGAGCAATCAGCGCAGTATTTATGATCTTGGGTTTTCTCAAAATCTTAGGCATTGTGATCAATAACAAGAAATTAAAGCATACAGTGCTAGTACTACTTACATTCTTTTGGACACTCTTCGGAGTGTCTTTTGTTTTATCTGCACCACCAAATACAATCGGCATTTTATCCTTGGCAATGGCATTCCTTGCGATGGGAATTGCCATCAAGGAGGACTGATACTGTGGAAGACATCAACTTGACTACGATCATTGTGGCTCTTGGTGGTGGGTTTATCACCTATTTAGGAACTAAATATTCTAACAAAGCCAATCTTGAAAAGACTAATACCGAAAACGCCGATGTTCTCTACAGGAAGTATCAGGAGATGGTGGATAAGTTGGAGAAGAAAGTCGATAAACTTGAAGCTGAAATTTCTGATATCAAAAACAAGTATGAGAAAGAGATTGCTTATTATCAAAAATTGGTTGAAGAGTTAGAAGATGAGAACGAAGAATTGAAAAATGAAAATGCAATATTGAAAGGTGGAATTTAACATGGAACATATTTTAACAGCAGCAACAGTAATTACAGGAACGGTTATGGGAGTGACGGGATTAGTGAAGAAAATGATCCCAGATAACAAACTGCTGCCAGTCATTAACATTTTGCTAGGAACTGCAGTCGGGATCGTTTACGCCGCAACAATGGTACCAGATCAACTCATTGTGTTTGGTTGGGCAGGATTTTTATCAGGATTGGCAGCTGGCGGTTTCTATGACTTAGGCGCTGGATTAATTAAAGGCAACAAATCGAAAACAGATTACGGCGATGGACAAGAGTTCACAGAAAAGAAGGAGTAGCCATTCGGCTGCTCTTTTTAATTTGAAAGGAAGATTTACATGAACATTGAACAAATGATTAAATGGATGACTGATCGTGAAGGTAAAGTAACCTACTCCATGACAAGTCGCTTAGGACCTAAAAGCTACGACTGTTCTTCTGCAGTGTTCTTTTCCATGATCGCTGGTGGTTTTTTGCCTAGCGGATCCATGGGAAATACTGAAACATTATTTGGCATGGTGGGCACGAAATTAAAGAAAATCAACCGATCGGAAGTCAAACGTGGAGATATTTTTGTTGCCGGTACTCCTGGTCAATCGAGTGGTTCAGGTGGGCACACAGGTATTTTCCTAAGCAATACCAGCTTTATCCATTGTTCGTATTATTGGAATGGGATTCATACCGATAGCCACGATTCATATATGAGTACTCGTCTAACGCACAATTTCTACCGCATTGTAGCTACTGAAAGCACAACGACTGGCAGCAAATCAGTAGATGCAGTTGCTAAAGAAGTTATCAACGGATTGTGGGGAAATGGAGACAAACGTAATGCGGCATTAAAAGCTGCAGGATACGATCCGACGCAAGTCCAAAACAAAGTGAACAGCTTGCTATCTGGTAGCACATCCTCGAACATTGTTGAGCAATTTACAACATTATCAGTTGATGGTAAGTGGGGACCTGCTGTAACCACATGTCTGCAAGAGTATCACGATACCTATAAAGATGGCGAAGTAAGTCACCAATACAAAGAAGCATGTAACGCTAACTTGTATTCGGCTCAGTTTGATACGACATTGATCGGATCTGACTTGATTCGTGCTATCCAGAAGGGATTGAAAACGAAAGGGTACTACAATGGTGCAGTTGACGGATTGTGTGGAAAGAATACAATTAAAGCAATGCAGAAGGCACTTGGTACAACAAAAGACGGTATTATCAGCCCTGTTTCTAATATGGTCAAAGCGCTGCAAGTAGCATTGAACAACAACAAGCTTCCGTGGTAAACAAATAACCCGCTTTGGCGGGCTTGTACATAGATCATATTCATTTTACTTGCAGTAAATAAGTTTATACTATAAATTAGTAGGTGCGTGCAATACTTTATGAAGAGTAGTTAGGCGGTGGAAACTTGGGGAAGTGCGCCTAATACTCTTCTTTTTTATTTTATCATTATTTCAACGTAATAGATATTATTGATTAGAAAACCGTCATAAATTTGTTGAGTTTGATTATTAAAAGATGTATCGTAGACTCATACCAACCAATCCAATTTTTCATTTGTTTACTCTTCTTTGGGTCCACTCTATCATGACTAGGGTGGATTTTTGTTGAAATAAAAACTATGTTCTTGTAGAATGGAATCATAGCCTTGACCGGGGCTATTTCATTTTATATCTTTTTTCAGGCCCACTCTCCTTGAGGGTGGGTTATTTTTGAGCAAATGGTTTGAACGATATGGAAATAGCTAATATAATTAATTTACCTTATAAAAACTTTTTCATCTAATTGTGCCACTCCTCCCCGGGAGTGGTTGTTTTTTTGCTTGTGAAATGTCAAAATGACTGTAATTATTAATAAATCAACATTTAGCTAACAAATTTAGCTTATTTTATTGACGTTTGTGAATTCAAAATGTATAGTTGTGTTGAATAAGAACGAGCGTAAGTTTCAATGCGCTTATATTGTTACATGCTAATTTAAATTTTTAAAGGAGGAGAAGTTATGACATATGTAAATTCGACAAAAAACAAGCTTGCTCTAAGTGGATGGCTGTTGGAAAATAATACTGAAGAATTTTACACTTCGTTAAAACTCCAAAAATTTCTTTTTTTCTATGAAATTTTGTGTGCATCTGAAGGAGAAGAGCCTGATTTCAAATCGTTACAAGGTTGGAAAGACGGTCCAGTGTTTGGAACTGTTTATGGAGATTATACTTACCGATTAGAGAGTTTTATTAATGAATCAGAAAAAGCTTTCAAAGAAAATTTCAGTTTTATAAATGAACCAATAGCTAAATTGGCTAGTTTTGTTATAAGCATAATGAATAAAAGTGATCTTTCAACATATTCTCATATGTTTAACTTGTGGAAGGCAAAAGAAGATTATATAAATAAAGGAGAAAAAAGAGTATCTTTAGACAAAGAAGATTTCAATAGTAACGATAGAAAAATTTTGGATGAGCTTAAAGGTGCGTATACCGAAGAATTCATAGATTCAGTTAGTATAATCAAAATAAATAGTAAAGTTTTTATTTTAGATAAATATGTAGCTGAGACACTTAGTGATGAAAACAAAAATACGTTGGAAGTATTATCGAATCATAATGATTTAATCAATCCGGTATATCTAGATATAGAAGATGGGGTACTAATAGTTGATTAGCGAAAGAGATGTAGTCAAGTTAAAAATCGCTTTTCCTGATATTTCTTCTACTCTTGCAATGCAAAAACATATGTACATTTGCGTTCTAAAAAATCCAAGTTGTAAAAAGTTAGTAAAATGTCAAACTTATAAACCTTTAGTGCACAGCGATTTAAGTAAGCCTCCGTATAAATATATTGTGGAAAGAAAAAATCCGACTAGAAATCCTTTCGATAAGCCTCAGACATTGATAGACTTGGATAAAATATTTGTGGTTTCGGGAATTTCTTTGCCGTTAAGTTGCATAACAACTAATAGGAATAATGTATGTAAAGATCTTTTTAAGAGCATAAAAATACAGTTGACTCCAACTGCGCCGGAAGAAGTATTAGAAGCCAGTAGTTTGAAGGCACTTAACGGCTTCTAAATTTAAAAGACCCTAGCGAAAGCTAAGGTCTTTTTTTATTGTTTCCATTCACCTGTTCTTAAGTCTATTAGTTCTTCCAATTTAAGAACAGATTTAAAACTTTCATTGTATTCATTATTTCTTGTTTGCTCGTCGAGCTTAAATGATAAATTGTAATAATAACCATTTTTCTTTTTTGGTATTAAATTATTTTCTATCAAAAAATTTATTATCTTTTTTTGCCGATCAAGATCATCGATCTCAAGAAAGAAACATGCAACTCCATTACCATCTTTGCGTGGCATACTACTTAATTTTGCAGTGCTAACAATTTCGTCAACAACACTTTTTTCGCAATATGATCTAATTGTGTCTCTCGCATCAAAGAAGTTAAAGAAAACCATCCATTTTCCTGTTTTAAATTTATCCATATTCTTTCCGGAAGTGAAATATTCCCAATTAGCTAAAATTACGTTATCCATATTTTTACCTCCTTTTAATAAGAGTAACACTTATAATAAACGATTACAATATCGTGTGAGATCGTTTTCGTTCAGTTTTATAGATTGAGAATGAAAAAAGTTATTTATTGTAAATATTTGAAAAGGGAAGTAATTTCACAGAAAAAAAATGTGCTCTTTAGAGTATGGATCCTTTATTCATTGCTTCAAATTCAATCATAATCTTCGTCTGTCCAAGGACACTATATTTCCGCACAACAAACTGCTTGCGATCGTTAAACTCACCAGCAACCACAATTTGCATTCCCTCATCTACATCGGCTAAGAAGTTCAAACTATGCGCTGCAATCAAACAGTTCACATTATCAAGCGAGAACCGCACCAAAGGGGTTTTGCTCATCTTCAACACACGTATCTTCGATACATAGCCTTTCATCGTTTTCATAACAATCGCCTCCATAATCTTGTACATGATAGCGACAATCCGTTTTCCCTAGAGCGACAGCAACATAGAACTCGACACATTTTGCGCCGTATAAATCTTCCTGAGATTCAGAAATCGAATTCGGAAATTCATTTATAAAATCAGAGAAAGATAGGTAACCCTGCTCATATTGACTGATTATGTTCATTACAAATCAAACCACTTTTTCTCAGTAAAGAAATCTATATTTCGAATTTCACCATATTCTATGAGTGTGGATCCGATGTAGATTCCCAGATCATTGTGACCAGATAGGAACCCGGTTATATCAGGCATAAATTTTCCCAACTGAGTATAATTTAGTTGCACGGCTAACTTTTTGTGTTTCATAAGCGCTTCTTGAAGAAACTTTCCTATTTCTTCTTCATCCATTTCTGGTTTAGGAGGGCATACATAAGCTAACTCTTTGTCGACTCTATCAATATCAGTTGTATGTTCAGACAAGAAGAATCCTATCCACTTTAATTTTTTACGATCCTCATAAGGTTTAATCATCCCCAT